GGTAATTTCGAACCCCTTTCTACGGCTAGCGCCAGGAGTATGCGTGTCGCAGCATTCCCACATAAGACGCGCTTGAGACGCCAAAATGCAAAAGTTGACCATTATATGCCTCAAAATCGCTACGTGGCACTATTTGGCTTAAAACGGCGCTGTTGCCCTTAAATTGCGTCTATGCAGGTCTGCAACACCAAGGAGCTGGCTGAGGAGCTGGGGATTACTCAGGCTCGAATCAGTCAAATGAAGAGCCAGGGGCGGTTTGATGGCTGCTTTGCGGTCAACCGGAACAAGATCGAGTGGGACAAGGAAGCAGCGGTCAAGGCGTACAGGGAAGGCAACCCACTGGCAAGCGTGAGTCCAACGCGTCGCAAATCAGAAGACCTTGAGATTCCGACGTTCAATGAAAGCCGTGCGAAGTCAGAGCATTTCCGTGCGGAGCTGGCTCGCTTGGATCTGGAGGTCAAAGAGGATCAACTGGTGGAAGTTGCTCGTGTGCAACGGGAGGCTTTCACTGCTGCTCGTGCTGTACGTGATGCTTTGGGCAATATTCCTGATCGCGTCAGCAACCAATTGGCTGCGGAGTCGGATCCTGTTGTCATCCACCAGACGTTGACGGAGGAAATTCGCAAGGCGCTGGAGACGTTGACCGATGCGTGACGGGGCACTGATCTACCGGCAGTCATTCCGCGATGGTCTGCGCCCTGACCCTGACCTGTCTGTGAGTCAGTGGGCGGATCTGTACAGGATGCTGTCCAACAAGGCATCAGCCGAGCCTGGACCGTGGCGGACGGAAAGGACTCCTTACCTCAAGGAGATTATGGATTGCATGTCTGCCAACTCCGCCGTGCAGAAGGTGGTGTTTATGGCTGGGGCACAGCTTGGCAAGACAGAAGCGATCAACAACGTTGTGGGGTACATGATCGCGCATGCACCCGGACCAGCACTTTTCGTGCAGCCGACGATTGAGATGGCTAAAAGATTGTCAAAGCAGCGGCTTGATTCGCTGATTCATGAGACACCGTGCCTTGCCGACAAGGTCGCTCCTGCTCGAAGCCGCGATTCAGGCAACACGATGTTCAGCAAGGAGTTCCCCGGTGGCATTCTTCTTCTCACGGGTGCCAACAGTGCTACGGGGTTGCGGTCTGCTCCTTGTCGCTGGGTGCTTCTTGATGAGGTTGATGCTTTTCCGAGTGATGTGGACGGTGAAGGCGACCCTTGTGCATTGGCTGAACGTCGTGCGTCAACCTTTTCTCGTCGGAAGATCATCCTTACGTCCACACCAACGGTAAAAGATACGAGCCGCATTGAGGCGGAGTATTTGGCGTCGGATCAACGTCGTTATTTCGTCCCATGCCCGCATTGCGATCACATGCAATGGCTGCAGTGGAAGAATTTGCAATGGCGTGACGGTGACCCAAAGACTGCCGCGTATGTCTGCGAGGCTTGCGGGGCGCACATACCAGAGCACTACAAGAGCGAAATGCTTCGCAAGGGTGAATGGCGTGCGACGGCCACAAGCCAAGATGCAAGGACGGTTGGATTCCATTTGTCCTCCTTGTACTCTCCGTTGGGATGGAAGAGCTGGGAAGAGATTGTTGGTGAATTTCTACGTGCGAAGAACGATGCTCCGTTGTTGAAGACGTTCGTCAATACCATCTTGGGCGAGACTTGGGAAGAAGAAACGGGGGCAAAACTTGGTGCCGATGGTCTTTCTGAACGAGCCGAGTTCTACCCAGCCGGTGAAGTCCCGAAAGGTGCTTCGATCCTGACTGCTGGCGTCGACGTACAGGACAACAGGGTCGCTATTGGTCTTTACGCGTGGGGTGCTGGTGAGGAGTGCTGGTTGATCAGTCACACAGAGATTTACGGCGATCCAGCCGGACAAAAGTTGTGGGAACAAGTTGATGACCTCTTGCTAAGGGATTACCCGCATGCCGAAGGCGGAAGACTGAAAGTTTCAGCAATTGGGGTGGACTCTGGCGGTCACTACACCTCCGAGGTGTACACGTATGCCAGATCCAGGAAAGGGAAAGGAGTGTTTGCTTTGAAAGGACAGTCGGTGCGGAACAAACCGCCTATTGGGAAGCCTTCCAAGGTGGATATTAACTACAAAGGTCAAGTATTGAAAAATTCGGCTGAGGTATTCCCTGTTGGATCTGACACGATCAAGTCAACGTTGTTTGGCCGGCTGAAGCACAACGAACCTGGCGCAGGCTTCATTCACTTCCATGCTGAGGCTGGTCAGGAGTACTTCAAGCAAATCACATCCGAGCGTCAGGTTGTCCGCTACGTCAAGGGTTTCGCGATTCGTGAGTGGAAAAAGAAAGCAGGTGATCGCAACGAAGCATTGGACTGTTTTGTGTACAGCTATGCGGCGTTGCACTTCCTGTACATGCGATTCAACAGGAACACGATCTTCGAGCAGTTTGAGCGAGGTATTGGCAAGAGCGTGAAAAAAGCTGATACAAGTGACGTATTGCCTGACAAGCCGATAGACTCACCATATCGGCCACCGCAAAGGCGGACGCGGCGCAGCAATCCTTCATTCGTGACGAGCTGGTGAGCATCCTTGTCCCGAACCTGATTTACGCGGGTGACACCGTCATCTTTGACGTACCTGCGTTCAAGGATGCGATTGGAACCAATATCGACAGTGGCACATACACGCTCACGTGGTACGCACGGACGAATACTGCAAGTGAAGGCACGACTGTTGTTGGTGTTGCTGAGGGCACTGGTTGGCGTGTGACGGTGCCTGCTGCCACGACCAATGGTTTTGATGCTGGGTTGTGGACTTGGCAGGCGATTGCCACCTACAGCACGCTGCAGTACACCGCTGGTCGTGGTCAGTTCACCGTCAAGGCAAGTGCCAAGTACGCCGGATCACCCGGTGCATTTGATGATCGATCCCGTGCTGAGATTGACCTGTCTTACGTTGAGGCAGCGATTCGCACGCTCGCTCAAGGCGGGATGGTGCAGGAATATCAGATCGGTGGACGTAGCCTGAAGCGGTACAAGATGACCGAGTTGATGCAATTGCGTGACGATCTTAAAAACGAGATTGCAATGGAGCGCAAGGCTGAGAAGATTCGTCAAGGTCTTGGCAATCCCGGTCTGGCCAAAGTGAGGTTCCGTTAATGGCGATCTTTGGTTTCGGTCGCACCGGTGCGCTGCGCAAGCAACTGGCTGAGGTGCAACAGAAGAATGGTTATCTGAAGCGTGCCTATGCCGCCGCTCAGAACAACCGCCTCACGTCTGACTGGATCAGCCAAGCCACGTCGGCTGACAGTGAGATTCGAGGCAGCATCAGGATGCTTCGCAATCGCGCCCGTCAATTGGTGCGTGATTCTGACTTTGCCAAATCTGCCCTGCGTGCTGTCCGCAACAACGTGGTGGGCACCGGCATCAGGATGCAAGCTCAGGTGCGCATGCAGCGTGGTGGGCGCCTTGCCGATGAAATCAACCGTCGCATTGAAGAGGAGTTTGATCGCTGGACTTCTTCCAAGCGTTGTCACACTGGCGGCAAGCTGAGCTGGTATGACATTCAACGCCTCAGCATCACCTCTGTCCTTGAGTCTGGTGAAGTCTTCATCCGTCTTGTCAAGCAACCGTTTGGTGGCAGCAAGGTGCCGCTTGGACTGGAACTCATCGAGTCGGATCTTCTTGATGATGATTACAGCGGCATCGAAAAGAACGGCAATGAAGTGCGAATGGGCGTGGAGATTGACAAGTGGGGGCGCCCGGTTGCCTATCACTTCTTTGATTACCACCCTGGCGATTACCAATTTGCTTATGCCGCCAAGGCAATGAAGCGCCGCGTGCGCATTCCCGCTGAAGACATCATTCACCTTTATTTGATTGAACGCCCCGGCCAGACGCGTGGTGTTAGCGCGTTTGCTACGGCGATCATGCGCCTGCGCAACTTGTCTGGATACGAAGAAGCGGAGATTGTCGCCGCTCGTGCCAGCAGCAGCATGATGGCGTTCGTCAAAACGCCGGATCAGGAGCTGTTTGAAGATGGCACGTTTGATCAGGAGTCTGTCCTCGACTTCTCACCCGGCAGCATCCGCCGATTGGCTCCCGGCGAAGAAATGCAGTTCTTCACGCCCAATCGCCCTGATGATGCATTCACTCCTTTTGTGCAGCAAATGCTGCGAGCTGTGGCTGCTGGGATTGGTTGTTCTTACACGCAAGTCAGCTCAGATTTCTCTCAAAGCAATTACAGCTCTTCACGACTGGAACTGCTCGAAACAAGAACGCATTACAAAACCCTCCAGCAATACCTGATCGAAGCACTGTGCGAAGAGGTCTACGAGAAGTGGATTGAAATGGCCGTGTTGGCTGGCGTTCTGGATTTGCCGAATTACGACAGCAACCCTGAGCGTTACGAAGAAGCCAAGTGGATTGCACCCGCTGCTCAGTTCGTTGACCCGCAGAAAGAAGCTGCTGCTTACAAGGAACTGATCCGCTCAGGCATCATGACGCTGTCGCAGGTGATCGCACTGCATGGTGGTGACTTTGAGGATCAAATGCGTCAACGCCAGCATGAACTTGCTGTTGCTGATGAATACGGCATTGTCCTTGATACTGACCCGTCACAAGTTTCAAACAGCGGTGTCTCACAGCCTGTTCCTGTTGCTCCTACTGAACATCCGGTAGAACATGAGGAAGAGCCTGAACTTGAGGACATCGACTGATGGCAAAGGTTGGCGAGAAGATAATTGACCTGATGCCAACCGAAGGCATGAAGGCTGAAGCGCGTCGTTATCGCGCATGGAAGAAAGATGGTCGCCCCGGTGGTACTGATGTTGCTGCTACACGTGCCAGTCAAATCCTGTCAGGTGATGAACTGAGTCCTGAGACTGTCGTGACGATGGCTGCATGGTTTGCACGCCATGAAGTTGACAAGCAGGGCAAAGGGTTCCGTCCTGGTGGTGATGACTATCCCTCGCCTGGTCGCGTAGCATGGGCGGCATGGGGTGGCGATTCAGGTCAGTCTTGGAGCAACATGAAATCCAAAACCATTAAAAAAGCACAGGAGCGTGCCATGGAAATCAACGAAGAGATTGTCGATGGTCGCCCCTACCCCAATGAACACGCTGCTCGCCTGACTGATCCTGATCAGTACGACAGCATCCGCCGCGTCAATGATGAATTCGGTGCTGGTATTGATGCCATCTACGGAATCAAGGATGGCACCTCTGAACTGCAAGCCATTCGGTTTGATGCTGATCGCTTCACGCCTGCCGAGGCTCGTGAATGGCTCACTGATCACGACTTTGATGCGATGATGTTTGAAGAAGCCACGGGTGAGCGTGAAGAAGAGCGTGCTGCTCCCGATGGCGTCAAGGTTGGTGATTTTGTCGAATGGGATTCAAGTGGTGGCACCGCACGCGGCAAAGTCACACGAATTGCCCGCGAAGGTGTAATTGAAGTGCCGGATTCTTCGTTTACGATTAATGCATCTGAAGAAGATCCCGCTGCATTGATTCGCGTGTACCGAAGAAATAACGACGGCGATTACCAAGAGACTGACACTGTTGTCGGTCACAAGTTTTCCGAACTCAGGAAGATTTCTGCTTTGCGTTTCTTTGAAGGCGAAACCCTCAAGCGTTCGCTGAGCACTGAATTCCGCGCTGAAGGCGAAGATCGCACGCTGGAATTTCCATTTGCCAGCGAAGCGCCTGTTGAGCGTTATTACGGCATGGAAGTGCTGAACATGGATGAAAAGTCCATGGATTTGAGCCGTCTGAATGATGGCGCCCCATTGTTGTATCAACACGACGCAGACAAGATTGTCGGTGTTGTGCAGAAGGCATATATCAAAAACAAGCGTGGTTATGCACGCGTCAAACTCGCGAATAACGAACTAGGTCGCGAGATGCAGGAGCTGATCAAGGATGGAATCATCCGTAACGTCAGCTTCGGCTACAAGATCAATGCCATGGAAGCCGATGAGTCCACATCACCTGTGACTTATCGTGCTACCAACTTCCAACCGTTCGAGATTTCGCTGGTGACCGTGCCAGCGGATGCGTCGGTTGGCATTGGTCGCGCCTTCAACAATAATGAAGGCGTCAATACGGCGTCAGCCGTGGAACACAACCCCAACGGAGTTATCACCGTGGATCAACCCCTCAACGTTGAGGCTATCCGCGCTGAGGCTGTACAAGCCAAGGCGAAGGAAGTTGCCGAAATGATCGCTCTTGGTCAGCGCACCAAGAACATTGAAATGGCTCAGGAGTTCATTTCCAACTCCCGCAGCCTTGATGAGCTTCGCTCTGCCCTTCTGGAGAAGATGGGTGTTGAGGAGAAGCCTCTGAACCCGAAAGATGCCGAGATTGGCATGTCGGACAAAGAGAAGCGTGACTTCTCCTTCATCCGCGCCATCAACGCTCTTGCTCACCCCAACAGCCAAGAGGCTCAGCGTGCTGCTGCTTTCGAAATGGAAGTCAGCCGTGCCGCTCAGCAGAAGTCTGGCAAGGAAGCTCGTGGCATCCTGATCCCCGCCGATGTGCTGGGTTTTGGCCGTCGCGACCTGACTGTTGGTTCCGCCTCCGGTGGTGGTGACCTGGTTGCCACTGAACTGATGAGCGATAGCTTCATCGATCTGCTCCGCAAGGCTCTTGTGCTGCAGACCGCTGGTGCAACCGTGATGACCGGTCTGCAAGGCATGGTTGCTCTGCCCCGCCAGAGCGGTGGTGCCACTGTGTACCACGTTGCCGAGTCCGGCTCGATCACCGAGGGTCAACTGACCGTCGACCAGGTGACGATGCAGCCGCGTACCATTGGTGCCCTGACCGATTACTCCCGTCGTCTGCTGCTTCAGTCCAGCATCGACATTGAGAATCTGGTTCGCCGTGACCTGGCTCAGCAGATCGCGATTGAAGTTGAAAACCAAGCCATCAACGGCATTGGCGCTGCTTCTTATCCGCTCGGCTTCCTGAACGTGACCGGTATCAACACCGAGTCCGGTTACACCACGTTCGCTGACTATGTGAACGCTGAAGCCGCTCTGAGCACCGACAACGCCCTGCTGGGCAGCCTCGGCTATCTGATGAACTCCGCTCTGCGCGGCACTCTGAAGACCACCGAGAAGTCGGCCACCGGCACCAACGCCAACTTCATCTACGAAGCCGACAACACCATTAACGGTTACCCGGCTTACGTGTCCAACTCCATGCCGAACAACACTGCGGTGTTCGCTAACTTCAGCGACATCCTGATCGGCTTCTGGAGCGGTCTGGACATCATGGTTGACCCTTACACCGGTTCCGCTTCCGGCACCGTGCGTGTGGTGGCCATGCAGGACTATGACGTGGCCATCCGTCATCCTGAGTCCATCTGCAAGCTGTCCTGATGATTAGGGAGCAGGTAATGCGCATTCAGATGCTGCGAAACACCATCGTTGACCTCAAGCAGGTAAAAGTTGGTGATTTCGTTGAAACCGATAAAAAATCAGCTTTGCTGTTGATCGGTATTCAGAAAGCCATTCCTGCTCCCCTCATCGAGGAAGTTGTTGTTACGGCTGATGAGCAGCCGGATCCTGTTCAAAGCAAACCCGCTCCCAAACGGAGAAAGACCAATGATCCACAATCTGGGGTCTAAGACCTACATCCAGAGCCTTCTGGCTGCTGATTCCCGCACTGCTACTGCCACCGGCACCGGTTTCGATCTGCAAGGCTCGAACGATGCTGAAGGCGAAGCCATCGTGATCCTCGATTGCGAAGCTGGTAGCGGCACCACCCCTACCCTGAACGTCAAACTTCAGGATTCTGCTGACAACTCTGCTTGGGCTGACATCACCGGCAAGACCTTCACCGAGGTCACCAGTTCTGCTGCTGCCTTTGAGAAGATCAGCATCAACACCAACGATGTGCGCCGTTATGTGCGTGCTGTCGGTACTCAAGCTGGCACCAACCCTGTGTTTGTGTACGGCGTCTCGCTGGTTTACAGCAAGAAGTACGGCAACTGATCCTGATGGCGTTTCCTGAATTGCCAGATGCATTCCTGAACGAGTTTGGCGTTACTTGCCAAATTGGTGCTGGTACTGCGTTCCTTGGCATTTTGGATTCGCCGATGGATGTGATCGCGGGCGGTATGGCGTTGTCTCGGGAGTACTTGCTTACGGCAAAGACTTCTGATGTCAGCACCACCGCTCGCGGCACTTCTATCACTGTTGATTCCGCGTCTTACATCGTCCGCGAGAATCGCCCTATTGATGACGGTGTTTTTTCAGAACTACTATTGAGCAAGGTTTGACTTTGAGGTCATGAGCAGCGTCTTCAAGGTCAATACCAGAGCGAATTGGGCGGCATTGAATCCTGTGTTGCTTCCAGGTGAAGCCGCCATTGAAACGCAGACAAATAATCTCAAGATTGGAGACGGGGTTTCAACTTGGAGTCGACTGCCGTACTTCTCCTCTCCTGGTTACTGGGGGTCTTTCTGGGACACTACCTCTCAGACCGCAACGGCCAACACGCCTACATCGATTTATCTGCGGCAGCGTGATACAGGTAGTCGCGGCATTCGCGTTGTTTCCAACACTCAAATCACATTTGATCATGCCGGTATTTACAGCCTGACTTTTTCAATTCAATTCAGCAACACAGGCACCAGTATTCATGACGTGAATGTTTGGTTCCGCAAAAACAACAGTGGCGCCGCTGGCGATGTACCTGCTAGCGACAGCAAGTTCAGTGTTATTGCAAGCCATGGTGGCACTCCTGGCAACGTAATTGGCACTGTTAATTTTGTATTGCCGCTGGTTGCCAACGATTATTTGGAACTGATGTGGGCAACATCCAACGCTGATGCCTACATTCACGCTGAAGCCGCAGCTACTAGTCCCTTTGCTCATCCAAGCATTCCCGGCATCATCTGCACCGTTGTTCAAGTTGCTTCTGCCTGATCATGGCTGACACACGCCGCGAATTGATCCTTGCTCGCATTGCCAGCAATCTAAGCAGCATCACCGGTGCAACGGTCTACAGGAGCCGTGTGGAGCCTCTGGCGCGTGGTGAAGTGCCAGCGGTGATTGTGGAGCCTGTCAATGACCAACCGATTGACACCAACTTTTACGACAAGTTGGACTGGACGATGCGGGTCAGGATCACCACCCTTGTTCGTGCTGCCATCCCTGACGACACTTCAGACACCTACACGCAGCAGGTGCATCAAAAATTGATGGCTGATCAAACCGTCAACGGTTATGCACTTGACTTGACACCTGACCGTACTGACTTCAGTCTTTATGAAGCTGATGTTCCTTTGGGTATCATTAGCCAAGACTTTCTTGTGCGGTATCGCACGAGCAGGACTTCATTAACTAGCGCCTAACATCATGGCTAAGATTGAAAGGGAAGTTCCCAATCCCGGAGTGGGCGGCAGCTATTTGTTTGACCCTAAGTCTGGGAAGCTTACACTGATCACAGAAACCGCCGCTCCTACCACCGATGGCACTGACTCGGAAGAAGTTTCTGATCGCGAAGATTGAGACAACCTATGGGACTGACCCTAGTCCTGTCGGCGGTTCTGACGCGGTTCAAGTTACCAACCTTGAAGTAACTCCGATTGAATCGGACAACGTTCAAGCAGCCTCTTATCAAGGCTTTCTTGGTAACAGCACCCGTGGCACCTTGGTTGCCAACAAGCGCGTCAGCGTGACCTTTGACGTTGAACTGGCTGGTTCTGGTGCTGCTGGTACTGCTCCTGCTTTTGGTCCGCTGCTGAAGTCCTGCGGTCTGAGCGAGACGATTGTTTCCTCGACCTCGGTGACCTATGCCCCGGTCAGCAGCAGCTTTAGCTCTGCCACGATCTACTGCTTCTACGACGGCACCCAGCACAAGATCACCGGCGCTCGCGGCACTGTGAGCTTCAACCTGACTGCTGGTCAGTTTGCTGTTGCTAGCTTCCAGTTCATCGGCATCTACAACGCCCCTGACGGCACCGCCCTGTCTGGCTCCTTCACTGTTGCCAACCAGGCTGCTGCGATTGAGGTGAACGACACCAACGTGACCACTGCCACCTTCCATGGTGTGACCTCGGCTCGCATTGAATCGTTTGACATGGCGCTCAACAACGAGCTGCTATACAAGGAAACGGCTTCCAACAAAGAGGTTCTGATCACCAACCGCGCCCCTGGTGGTACGGCTGTGATCGAAGCTCCTGCAATTGGCACTACCGACTACTTCGCCAAGGCTGTAGCGGCTGCCACTGGCTCCACCAGCCTCGTGTTGGGCGCCACTGCCGGCAACATCGTCACGCTGAACGCAGCGCAGACAGATATCACCGGTTGCAGCTACGCTGATACTAACGGCGTAATCGCGCTGTCCATGCCGTACCTGGCTTTGCCTACCACGGCTGGTAACAACGAGATGTCGCTGGTCCTGAACTGATCTTTGCTCATGGCATTCGTCCTCAAGAAGACTGCTTCCTACAAATGGGAAGTCAAAGTTGAAACTCCGGTTGACGGAAATCGCTTTGAAACTCAAGTGTTTGAAGCGGTCTTCAAGAAGATGAGTCGTTCAGCTTTTAATGATCTTATTGACAAAGGTGATGACGCTCTTGTTGATGGGATCCTTGAAGGTTGGGATGGCATCAATGATGAGGCTGGTAAGTCAGTCCCTTTCACTGAAAAGAACAAGAAAGAGCTGTGTGACGATCCGTACGTCATGAAGGCTTTGATTCAGGCATATGCCGATAGCGTCACTGGGGCGCCGGCAAAAAACTAAAAGACGCCGCTGAGTACTGGGCGAAAGGCGGCGTTATAGACGAGCGCGAAGCTGATCTACGTGCTCTTGGCGCAAGCGAGGAGCAGATTGCCGCTGCACATCTGCAGGCAGTACAGCAGGATTGTGAAATTTGGGAGGAGAATTGGGAAATCGTGGTGATGTTCATCCGCATGTCGACGCAATGGCAGACGAGCATGGCCGGTTTGACAGGATTGAACTACCCGAGTCTTGAATGGCTCTGTAAGCTGTATTCAGTCAAGGATCCTGTCGCTGTCTTTGAGGGCGTGCAGGTGATGGAAATGGCTGCCCTTTCCGTTTTGAATGCGAGCCGCAAATGAGTTCAATTACCTCGGAAATCAAGCTGCGCATCAAGGCTGAGGGCGAAGCAGTCTTCCAAGGTCTTAGCGCGAAGTTAAATAATCTGGCGAATCAAACTACAATATCTTCTGCCAAGTTCAAGGTTTTATCAAATGAACTGCGCGATGTTCAGGAAAAAACTGGCGCCAATAGCATAAAAACCCTCAAGGACTATGCGGCTTCTTGGCGTGAATTGGCAAATAGCGTTGATATTGCAAGCAAAGAATTCAAGGAAGCTACCGCTCAAGCCTCAAAGTTTGAAGCTCAGGCAGCAAAAGCACAAGGACGCCGTGGTGGGGGTGGTGGTGGCAGGATTGGAGCCATTGCAGCAGGCGCCAGCTTTTTAGGACCAGACGAGCTGATTGGTGCTGCTGCAGGCGCAACTTTGGGAAGCGTTATTCCTGGTGTTGGCACTACCGCTGGTGCAGGTGCTGGCGTTCTTGTTGGAAGTATGGTCATCAGACCACTGCGCCAAGCATCTGCAGCTATTGCCAACTACAACAATGACCTCAATCTTGCAAAAATAACTCTTGCTCAAGCATCTAGCAGCCAAGAAGATTATTCAAAGAACTTGCAAATTGCAAGAAAAGTTAGCGATGATTACGCGACTTCTCTCAAGGAAACAATTTCCGGTTATGCACAGGTTTCAGTAGCTGCACGTGCCAATGGATTGAGCCTGAAAGAAACAGAAACGATTTACAGAGGCGTTGTTGCCGCTGGCGTTGCGTTTGGTAAATCCCAAGAAGATATCAATGCAATTGTTCGAGCCACCGTTCAGGTCTTGAGCAAGGGCAAGGTAAGCGCCGAAGAAATGGGTGGTCAGATTGGCGAGCGTTTGCCTGGCGCTGTTGCCAAGTTTGCTGCAGCCACTGATCGCACGCTGCCGGAATTGGCAAAAGCTTTTGAGCAAGGCGAAGTAAAGATTGCTGATTTTGTCAAATTTGCCAAGCAGC